CAAAGAAGGAAATATCGGAAGATTTTACCCCTATATTCTTTATAAGAATTTTAGCTTCCGGTATTCCCTGTCCCCAATATTTTTTAAAATTGTGGATGGGCAGTAGCATATTGTCTAAGATTAATATTTCTTCTTTTTTATTGAAGTCAAATTCATAATCAATATTATGAATTTTTTCAAAACTATAATCTTTTAATTTTTCATTTGACAATTCAATACTTTTTAATAGCTGTTTTTTAGAATATCCTACCCCACTTGCGTTCATATGCCCGCTTAAGAATGAAGCATATCCCAGACTCTCAAGAAAACCTTTTAAATTAGTCAATGGACTATCCTGAAAGTTTCTTATGCTTCCTGAAAAATAATCGCCTTTTTCATTTTTACGCAAAAGAACAACTGGTTTATTGAACTTGGATGCTAGACGTTGAGCAATGAGACCTGTAAAAGCCCTATCCACCCTATCATCACAAAGAGCAAACAAAATCTTGTTATCGTTGCGCTTAAATTTTTCAATATCTTCTAGGATGATTTCCATGCCCTTGTCTATGGCTCTATCTTGACGACTCTTACTATTTGTGCAAAGTCTTAATGCACGAGCATAAACAGATTCTTGAACAATTGTTTTATCGCGCTTAACATACTCAAATGATTCATCCTTTTCACATAATGCCTGAAACATTATTTGTTTATCCAATTCTGAACCCGAACGTATAGTGCCATTTATAAGTGGAACAACAAAAAACGAGACATCAATTATTGTTGGAGGAGAGTTTTTGATTCTGTAATCATTATTAATCAATTCCAATAAAAATTTATTTTTAATGTTCTCTAATCCCAAAGTAATTAGATGGCGATTTTCAATATTCCTAATGTCCATACCATCTGAAATAATTGAAAATGCCACCAGATCAAGATAGTCGTCAGCATAGTTTGTCCATTCAAAATCATCAATAGCTTTTAGGAATTTCCATGTTATCAATGTTCCACTTGAATCTGGATTTGAATAATTCTCAATTAATTGAGGATTTATAATTATCGAATGTTCATTTTTATTTTTTTCAACAATGTGGTGGTCAAATAAAATTGTTTTACAACCTAAGTCTGATAAAATCTTTGCTTCTTTATAGTCATTAGTTGAGGAGTCTGGTATAAGCAATAAATCAAGATTTCCTGATTTTGCATCTTCTACAACCTTAGAAAATAACTCTTTATCACCGAGACCATGTTGCTTGGAATCGTGAGAATAATATTCTAAATCTAATCCAAAAGCCTTTTTGATATATGAATATAACATTGCAGAAGAAAACATTCCATCTGCGTCTGGATCACTGTAAATTTTTATTTTTTCCTTATTTTCGATAGATTGCTTAAGTGTTCGATATGCCTGATTAATGCTATCACCCAATAAAGAATATGATAAAATATCCTTGTCATTTGTATTTAAATAATGCTCAGGGTCTTCAACCCCCCTCCTGGACAGGATTTCATGTTTTATATCTGAACATCCTTTGTTTTCGCTGATTTTATATTTCACTATGCTTCACAATCTCCTGTCTTATTTCAATTTTATCTTGTTGTTTTTAATCATTATCTCAAAAATTTCTTTTTTGTCTGTGGGGCTATATTTATCTGGTAAAATGTTATTGTCATCAAATAAAGCATAAACATTTACACCATATCTAAATTTATCAGCAATATCTTGTAATTCATTAAATTTTACGTCTTTATCAAAAGCAAGACAAATATCTACACCCAATCTGCTCAATTTATCTATTTGTTCAATACTTATTTTCTTTCCCATTGTAGCCACTGAATTTTTGTAGGAATATGACCAAGCCTGCAAAACACTTTTCTCCGCCTCAAAAACATATACTTCCTTTTTCTGTTTTATGTAATTTTGTGTCAAATTATATCCATATAGAATTTTGTGACGGGGGCATTTTTCCAAGAAGATATATTTCGATTCATTTTCAGGAACATCTTTATAAAACCATCTTCCCTTCACCCCAACAAAATTATTCAATTCATCGAAAATTGGAATTACAATTCTATTGCTGGCTGGGTCATAAGCTATTTGAAATTCTGCCTGAGTTCCTATCGATATATTATCATCTTGAAAGATTTGATTTGCATAAGGATAATAATAATTTTTAAGGATATAAATATCTTTTGGGATTATGGGAGTGACATCTTCTTCATCATTATTCTCAACTTCATCAAGCATTTCCTTTATTTTTTTAATTATTTTTAATGACTGAGGAATATCGTCATCAAATTTATGATAATACGATATTCCAGAAAATTCAGAAATCCATTTTAAGTTTTCAAAAAAACTTTTATCATTACAATAAAAATTAACTAAATCGATAAAATCACACGTCTCTTTTGCTTTACATATGTTTCTGGTATAGTTTATTGTCAATAAAGATTCGGACAAATAAACCGTGCAGGCTCTGGGGTTATCTCCGTTGGGATTTCCAAAAGTAAAATATGAATCGGATGATGTCATTCCATCGTGCTTTGTAATATGATGGCATCCAAGTTCTTCAAGAATCAATTTTATTTTATCTGGATTTTGAAGCAGAAAGTTTTTTAATTGTTTAATTTCCATCAACAATATTCCTTTCTATCATGCCCTAATCAATATTCCCAATTCTCTCCAGATGTTTCTATTCAAATCAATTTGAACAAGAATTGGCATCTTACTCCCCTCTCTGTTCTTATCGGGAATGTGACCCTGTAAAACATATCCTTCCACATCGGGCAATGGCAAAGGCATCTTGGATGTTTCACCCATACCAGTATTGGTTGGAATATACTTATATTTCTTATATTTTTCTCGTTCAATTTGCTTCCCTAAAACGAGAGAATCTAAAACAGACTTCAATCCTTTGCTTGCCGCAATGTTATTGCTTTCCAAATCCATCACATCATAATTGGCTGTATCATCGGTCAATTGAATAGACCCCCAGCAAAAAATCCCTTCTTCTTTTGCTGTTTCACTAAGAGTCGTTGTTGTTGCAATCAATGACGCCCAATTTCCCAGATTATCTTTTAGATTTTTTAAGTTATCGTATGCGATAAAACCAAAACCTTTTCTCGCATTTTTTCTCATGTGATTAGCCAAAGAGCCATCAGAATAATCATGTTTAACATCTAAGACATTCAAATACTTTTTAAAACAATCTTCTTCAAGCCATTTAGCAATTTTTAAAATTTCTCTATATTCAGTAGATTTCTTTTCAATTCTTTTTTTGTATTCAGCTATTGTTTCTGTAAAATTTCCTTCACTATCCCTGCCACGCTGAATTATGATTCCGTCATCATCTCTGTATAAACCAAGTTTAATTTCTCTTTCAACTTTATCAACTTTGTATCCATGCAAAGAATAAAATTCTTCATTATTTATAACCGCTGTCAATACGGCTATTTTTAATTGTTCATAAGACATCTCATTTAACATGAGAAGTGTTTTTTCTTTTTTAACTAAAGCATTATATGCCGCAATTTTTGATAAAAATCTTGTTTTTCCAAAATTACTCTGAAGTCCAAATGCAAGCATTGATGATTTTTGAAATCCAAGAAACAATTCATTATATGTTGGAAGAAACGTTGCAGTTCCCATAGCGGGTCTATCAATATATTCATCAATCATGGAGACAACATTATCGGAAATATCTAAAATTTCCGCATCTGATGCTATTTGAGTGTGAATTGTATCAACAGAATTTCTTATGCTTTTATAAATTTGGTCGGCATTGGATTTATCAAAATTTTTATGTTCCCTAATTCTCTTGGTATCAATGCCTTTTGCCTCGTATTCTCGTAAAAGAGCGAATTTTTGAAGAATTTGAAAATAGGATTTAAATTCAGTTATATCAGAAATCTCCATAAATCCCTCAATGGTTTTCCAACCCCCTATTTTACGATAAAACAGGAGTCTTTCTTCATCTTGATTCACATATACGGCTAGATTTTTTTCATTGAACTTCTGCTCATTTGCATAAAGAGTTGAGAGCCAATCATAAAATGTCCTGCACACTTCATCGCTAAAGTAGTATTTTGATTTTATGATTCTTTCATATTCCAAAAATAAATCATTTGCAATAAATAAAGAACCAATAAATCTTATTTCATTTTCTACATTACTAATGATCGTTGATTCCATTAATCAATCTCCCAATTCATCTTCATCAAATATATCTATTTCATTCTTCTTTATGTTGTTTGTAGCAACTACTTCAGTCAACCTCTCATTGACTATTAAACTATTCTGAGCCTGTTTATTTTCTATTTCTTTTTTACCCAACCAATCCAGATAACTTCGATATTTTCCAATCAAAACAGCTAAATCATAATTAATTCTTCCAATTCCATCAATACCGTTCTTGTGATATATCTTATTTAACCAATCCTGCTTTCGTTGAAACATATCTAATAAATGTTCTGGGGGAATGGGACAAGACATATCCTTCCACGTTCCATCAAATATTCCCTCCATCTTTTGATAAATATAAGTAGGAAGCATTACCACGTCATAGGCATCACATAAATATTTATAGAGATGGCTTTTTGCCATTGTTTTATAAATATACTCGTCGCTGGATAATCTTAATTCATTAATTTTTATGTCAAGCGCTTCTTCACTTGGCCTACGAATTTTTTTATTTAACATTTTATTTTTAAAACAATTGATGTGGTGAAAAGCATTTGATACATAAATAGTGCTATCCCATTCCGTTTCAAGGGTTATATACTCTTTGCATTCTTTGCATTTTCGCATTGTTTTATACTTATTTATGAGTATGGTTCTATCGAATGTTTTTGTTTTATCTTTTTCCATATTATTTTATTTTATCACACTTTCTTACAACTGTCAAATTAAATTTATTATTTATGTTTTATAAACTAAAGATATTTTTAAAAATAAGGATGTGTCCCCTACCGACCACATCCTTATTTAGCTAATATATTTAATTATTCCACTATTATTTAATCATCGGCCTTAAGAACACGATAAATTTTCTTCAATGTTTCCATGTCATCAATTTGACTGAATTGTAATGGAAGTCCTTTTCTTTCAAGTTCTTGTTTCTTTAAAGATGATACTTCCTTAGACATTGACTTTGCATAATTCAAAACTTCCGCTCTAAATTCTTCAACACCAACCAAAGAATCCACCGTGTTTTTATTTTTCTCTTTTTCAGAAAATGCAATTGCTCTTTCGGAATATTCCTTTTCTTCTTTTTTGCGAAGAGCATCAATTTCTTTAGATGTTTTTCCAGTTGATTTTTCTAATGCCACAGTAATTGCATTGATGTATTCTTTGGCATCAAGGTTAATTTTCTCAGGTAAAAACTCGCCACTCAATCGTGAACCAGCATCAACAAAATCCGTTCCTCTAAAATAAATAACTCTCTTTGATGCGGTTTTTCTTTCGTCCTTGATTTCCACTTCTTCAATAAACATTGGCATAAAATCTGCTCTATCGGCAAAAATTGCATCATAAGCGAATTCCAAAGAGCCAGTAATCATTTGATATGCTTCATCCGAGAGTTTTTCCTTCATGTCTTTGGTTTTGGTATGACCAATATAAACCATTCCATATCCAGCCAATTCCAATTTACCAATTTGTTCCTCAATTAATTGACGTGCCTTCTTTTTACCTGCTCCATAACCACCTAAAGCCGCATTGATAGAACTGATCGCTTCACCTTTGGTGATACGATGAATTTCCATAACCTTGCGTTCAGCCATTTCAACTAATTCATCAACTGTGTCGAGAGCCAAAATTTTAAATGTGTTTTCATTCTTGTTTTCAACCAAATCCTCGACAACATCTACAAAATCACCCCATGTAGGACAAGATTGAGCATAAAGATTATCTAAGGTTTTATAGCCTTCTTCGTAACCCATAGAAATCAACATCCCGAACTCTGGTTTTCCATATGCTTCAATTACCAAATCACGAAAAGCCGTTGTTTTTCCCACCTTTGGCGTTCCACGCCAATAATGACGATAGTGGGCAATATCAAGTTTAATAGTATTGAGTGAATATTTCATTTTATTATTTCCTCCGGTATTTACTTTTTTTATTTTTTTAGAAAATTATGTTCACGATAAATAAATTATCGTGAACATAAACAAATATTATTTATTTAAATAATATTACCAACCACTCTCGACTTCACTATCAATTTTACTCTTTTCACCACCCTCTTGACTTTCAAAAGCAGATGCATTCTTTGACTTCTTTAACTCAGAACATTCATCCCTAAACGACTCAACAATCTTCTTTGTATATGATTCGGTGTCCAACGTTTCAGGACGCGCTCCAGTAACTTGCATGGTAACACGAGAAGGAGTTTTTGCCTTCCCCACTGAACTAGCTTCACCCCAAACCTCAGTAGTAACAGTCTCCACGACTTGAGTTGATTGAATCTTTCCCGTTAAAGTAATCCCATTGAAAGGTTTAACATGTTCTTTAATTTGCTTTGCCAACGATTCATTGGTTTCTAATGAAATATCCTCGACATTATTGTATCCAATGACAATACCATTTACAAAATACTTGAAACTTTTTTCAAATTCCACACGTTCTACTCCAGTGAAAACAATTGGCTGTGCAAACTCCGCCTGCTTAACAAACTTATCGCTTGAGAAATCAATTTCATCTTTAGCGAGATAAAGAGCTTGTGGAATAAATTTGGTGGTTTTTCTCACTTCCTTGCTATCCTTATCTTCATAAGAAGAATGTTCGATAGAACCCTTCACGAAAACAGAAATCCCATCGTTTCCGTGAGTTTCAATATAGTCAATTGCATCAAATGGTGTAAGAGTTACTAATTCATTCTTTTTGGTTTCTTCATTTTTAGTCAAACCCAAACTTACTCCAATGAGTCTGAAACCATCCCTGCTCCATCGCATTCGTTTAACCCAATCAACCTTTTCGATTTCTGGTTTATTATTCTTAACAGGTTTACTAAAATAAACATATTCCTGTTCCATACCATTCATGTGCAAAAACATCATTTCTGTATCACTGATTTTGAGGCGAAGATTCATCATTCGCATTTTCTTACCACTCTTAGTGGTAATTTCAGTAAAAGACTTTTCTTCTTTAAAGCCCATGAGAATACCACGAGCTTCAAAAGTTCCCTTAGTTTGTTTTAACATATTTTCTCCTATTTTTTTGTTTTGTAAATATTTTTATTTATTTAGTTTTGCTTTTATAATTATATATATCTTTCATGTGTTTGTTTTGAACTATGAGTATTTGTTTTTATTTTAAGAAAATATGCCGCCTGATTTTAACGAAGTATTTTAAAAGCGGAATAATAATCTTTCAGCCTCCTTGTTTATGGTCGTGAATAATCGCACTAGCAGGATATGAAAGTGTCGAACTTCCATCTTTAGGGTCAAAGCCTAATGTAATACCGTTATACCAATATCCCATGAATAAACCATGATTGAATTGAATAATACTTTTATTGATTTTGAATCAACCACACTTCTAATAAAAAAATTGCTTATGTTGCAGTCTGGAAAAACAAGTGCAATAATCCTGAGCGTCCTTATCCAGAATCGAACTGGAATCGTGATGTTAGAAGCATCGTATGTTTTCCATTACACTATAAGGACGTGTTTATTTAATTATGACGCATAAGGAGAATAAAAAAATGAACCTTATTTATTGATTTATAATCAATCATTTTCAATCATTCATCCTGGTTCTCTATATGAAAATATTGTAAAACCTTCATTTCATCAACAGATAGCTGAAAATATGTTTTATAACATCCACTGTCCATCCATTTCCAAGCATTTTATATCTCTGAGAATTTGAAACAATGGATGTGTAATTATCTGGAACAGTTTGCAATCTTTCACACTCCAACGGGGTCAATTTTCTATAATAAATATCATTCAATGCAATTTTAGGTTCTCTATGCCCACCCTGCATTGTTGTCAAGGATGGACTTTTTCCATTAATGGAATATACCCGTTTTACTATATCGTATCCATTTATGTTTTCAGCCATTCCAACTTGAATCAATCCATTTAATTTATGTGGATGATCTGAGGCGACAAAATTGTGTTCTCCGTCCTTTTCAATATTTAATTGAGATTCAATATTATCAGCAATAATTTGATTTTTAAGTGTCGCGCCACCACACCCAACAAGACACCCATGAGGAATTGTTTTTACATAAATATAGCCCCACTCATGTCTATCTTCGCGACCACTTCCCCTTCCCGAACTTCTTACCGTATTGGATTTCTCCTTAATTAATGAAGAATTTTGAATATCAAAATTTTCTAAAATATCTTTTAAAAATATTTTTTTATCTTCTGGCTGTTCAATTCCATGTATATTTGTCCAATATAATCTTTTTCTTGATTGTGCGGAGACCAAAGATGAATTAATTTCAATTGGCGTTATTTTCAAATACTCGGAAATTACATCTTGAAATTCTTGTTTCATTTTAACATTTTCAAGAAGAAATTTTATTTTTGGATTTTTCTTTTTCAAAAAATTCAATATTTCTACATATTCAAAAAATAATTTACTTCGAGGATCATTGAAATTCAATTGTTTTCCAGCAAAGGAAAATCCCTGACAGGGACTTCCTCCAATCAAAAGATCGATTTTTGGTAAATTCCAAGATTTCCAATTTTGAACATCCCCAAGTTGAATAGTTTGCGGATAATTTTTTTGGGTAACTTTGATTGCGTATTTATCAATCTCGGACGCAAAATATTTATTTACCTTAATTCCAGCGCGCTCCAAAGCAATTTGACCGCAACTCATTCCATCAAACAATGAAAGAATATTTAATTTCAAATTATACGCTCCTCGTTTTCATACAATAATTTTTTTTATCAATTATGAAAAAGTGAATGATTGAATGATGAACACATTCAATTATTCATCGAAACTCTCAAATCCTGCCTTGAAACAAATCTTTCATTGCTAACCAAAGTCCCATGTTTTTTGTAGCGGGTATTGAAATCGAATCAATTTAATATAGGTTATGAGCCTATTTAGACACCTTGCCTACCACCCGCTGTATAAATTTATTCTTATTTAAGAGAATCCGCTTCCTTTTAAACTAAGGAAGCGTATATTATCAATTATGGTTCTACGCTTTCCTTCCCATCTGGACTACCAGATGTTGCATGTTGATTCTATGAGCCAAAAACAGTCAAATAAATATGAATAATTTGCACACCTTTTCTTTATAAGCTCTCTCTCATAAATGGGATTTCCAACCAAAATTTAAAACTCATTCGGTTTCCATCATATCCCATCCACCCACCGAAAGTCTTTTGATTAGGGATAAAGATAACGCAAGTCAGAAATTTTAAGATTAAGTATAATAGCTTTCTAAAATTCCTTTTTGCCATAAAAACATTTGTCGGAATGTTTTACCGCTGACATTTTAGTTAAAATGGTCATTCAGTGACCATTTTCGTAACTGTGGCTGTTGCCTTTGTTAGCATGACAACGATTTTAATATTTGTTCCTATCAGTGAACACACCACGTTATTTATTTCTTATAAAATTTATTTTACATCCGTTTGTTTATTTTGTCAAGAGGCAAGAGTTTATAAAAGAAACATTTTATGGCTACTTTTTCCTATGGCTTACTATTGTATCATCGCCACAGTTTCATTCCTGAAACACTCAATCGAATACAAATTTCACTATTTATCAATCAATTCATCTCTATTCATAGAGCCTTTTACCACCACAATACTTACATTAGTGACATACCATCATTTTTATAATGAGATTACTCGCCACCCCGAATGCCCTTCTCAAAAGCCCCAAATAGCATGTAATCTCATTATTTTTAGAAGCAATAAGATAAAAATCTTGATAATATGATAATATAAATAGAAGATATTTTTATCTATTTATTGCTTCTTAGGTTATCCGAGAAGGAGTCGAACATCCATAAACCTTGTGAGGGCATCCACGTTATAAGCATGGGGCTCTAACCAGTTGAGCTATCGGATAATACTTTTTTCAGTAGGTAACATCCTCTTACGTTTTTTAGTATACAATATTTTTCTATTTTTGTCAAGCCCAAAACGGCTATAAAAAGTTTGTTTTATTCCCAAAAACATTGATGCGTGATCGCCTTCTTTTCTTCACTACTCTCGTTATTTTGTTTTATTGGTAGAGGGTAATTAGAAATAAAAAGTTCATTTCCCTTTTTCGCTTTCCCCTGCTTGTAATTATTCATTCCATATTGCAATTTCCAATTATAGATATTCGCAAATTCAAAATTGTTTCTAATTTTAGGACAATCATCATAGGTAATTAGCCATAAATGATTGCACTTTTTCATCTCATTTGCAAAATCATTATGGTTAAATCCAGTGTGTAAAATGCCATTTTTTCCGTATAACTTTGACTTAGTTGCTTTGAAATAAGGTGGATCAAGAAAAGTAAAGACTTCTTTTCCTCCACTTGATAAGACTTTGTGATAATCCAAAAATGTAATCCTGATTCCTTCTAAGAGTTTTCCAAGTTTTGCAACACGTTCAATTGAAGAATCTGTAAACCTTCCAGCAAATGCCAATTGTGAGTAACCGCCAGATTCAGCTACACCAGAAAAAGTGATTCGATTTAAGACAAAGAAACGAACAGCACGCTCAAATTCAGTTAATGTTTCTGTTTTCACATTTACTAATTCATTGAACAATTCCCGTCCATTTGCTCTTTCTATTTTAATTTTCAGAACTTCCTTCGCTAATTTTTCTGAATCAATTTGGGCATACTTCCAGAAGAAATATAATTCGAGATTTAAGTCATTAATCCAAATTTTCAACTCTGGGAAGACTTGTTTTAAATAAATAAAAAATGACCCTCCGCCGACAAATGGCTCTCGATATTCCTCAAACTCCTTTGGCAAAAGGGATTTCATTTGCTGTATTGCACGGGATTTTCCGCCAGGGTATCTCAATGGGCTTTTCATAATTTTCATGGTCTGTTAGGTAAAATTTGAATTTCAAGTTTCTGATTATTTGAAGATTTATGATTTTAATTTTTGTAAAATTTCTTCTTCTCGTTTGGAGCAGCTTTCTTTGTTTTAACTCAAGAATTGTGCCAACAAATTTTCATCATATGGCATTGATAATGACCCAGAAACTTTTTTACTTGTCAACTTCAAGTGTGACATGAAAGGCTGGGAAGAAATCCTTCTGTGGAATTTTTGCTTCTTGTAGAAAACGAGGGATGAATTGCCATTGTCCTCCCGTCACAGTGACATCTAAAATTTTTATGATGTCGTTTCCAAAAATATCCACAACTTTAACTGCAATCTTCCGCCGTCCCGCGGGGACTTTTATCTGGGCTGGCTGGGATTCGACTTGTGAGCAGAAAAAACCCGAAGCCAGTGTCTCGACAGGCTCGACAACCAAAAACTGCTTGAAAATGCGGCAGAATCCCACCAGTCGGCTGCAAGCAGTTATTGGACTTCACTAATTTTGAAGAACATGCTGCAATAAAAAGTTACCAAGAACAATTAGCGCAACCGCAAGAATTACAAAATCAAACCAACCAAGAGGCGAAACTTCACCACCGCACTCTTCGGCAACTTGTGAGTTGTTTTCACGCGACTCTCCCATGCGACGCAAGTTTTCTTCGTGCGCCTCTTTTTCTGCGCGTTCAATCGCTTCAATCTGATAACCATGTGCAACAACTCCATCGGAGCGTTCCCACATTCGATAACCATCTTTATCTACACTTTGCCACGACATAAGACTCCTTTGTTGAGTAAGGAAAAAGACCAACGGTTTACGTTAGTGGTTTGCGGGCGGAGTGGCATCCGCTCCACCAACAAGATTAACTTTGGTGCAGATTTACCTTCCGATTCCGCAGACTCCCTGCAAATCGGCTGCGCGCTTTGTTAGTTTTCTTGCCAACCAAAGGCAAGCACAAAATACAAAAACTGAAAATTGAAAAAGGTAACTTGGTCAATCTTACGCGAATTGTATGCTTCCATCGTTTCGCCAATAGTGAAGCTGATTACCTTAAATGGGTCTCCGCGAAACCAGCCAACGTTAAGCCATAAATTTTTATAATGAACATTGAGACACTTTTGCATTGTTACTCCTTTTGCAAGATGAAAACTAACGGACTTGCTTTAGTAGCGTATGGGAGGGCGTGGATAAACTTTGAGAGCAGATAAAACCAGAACGTAGAAAAATGCCAATAAACCGCGTAAAATCCCCGGACGCCTTAATTATTGGTTTAAGAATTATGTTTACAAAATCAGCACCGCTCATTTAACACCGTATTTTTTAGCAAGCAAAACAGATGTAACAAACAAACTAATTCCACCACCAACGAACATGAAGTCCGCAAAAATTGGCATGATCGCTGGAATATGAGCCAAAAAATCAATCACGCCAAAAAAAATAAACGAAACAGAAATTCCAATTTTTGTTTTATCAGATGTCGAAAGATTGTCAACCCAAGTTGCGTTTTTGGAAATATTCATACTAAGTTCTCCTTTCTCTTCTCCAAGTCTCCAAATAGAACCATTAAGAAAATCTATTTTCTTTGTTTCTTCACCGTAAATCAAAGTATTTCCTTCTAAATTTCTTTCATCTTTTTCTATTTCTATTTTGGGAAAGTTGTAATAAGTATCTGAATAACTTTATTTTCAGCAATTTCATGATTAAAACCAACATAAATTTTACTCATTTTATTTAATCTCCTTTTTTATCTGATATTTTTTATTATATATCAAAACTCAATTTCTGTCAATTCTTAAATACCAATCACCCTATAACAAATTCCAAATAATCCATTATAATCCGATTATTGTTTTACCTTAAATAAAATGTCTGTGCGGGATAGAGAACAATATCTTTTCCTAAATCAGTGGAACATTCCTTATATCTTAAAAATTTTAATCCATCTGAATCTAATAATTTGATTGTTTTTTTGGTTGCCGAAATTCCAACAGTAAAATGGTCATATCTTCCACCTATGCCTATTATAACACATGACTTTGGAACTGCAAGGAATTCAACAATGGAATTCCAATAAACTCTTGTGCTTGGATTGGGGTGACCAGCCCAAATAAGAGTTTTATTTTTTATTCTATCACCAAGAACATCTCTCATTATCATCGATATATTCTTTTTCCAAACACCACCTAAAATAGCGTCTTTCAACATTCTTTTTCTGGAAAGATATTTTATAATGTCATCAAATAATAATTGACATTCTTCTGGATTGGCATCATTCAAGTATTGATATGCATTAATAATAGAATAAATTCCACACAAACTATCTAATCCTTGATAAAAACCATTCATTTTATTTTAACACCTTCCCGAATTGCCTTATTCAACATCTGTTCCATTTGATTAGCTCGTTTTGTGGCAATGCCAGCCAAAGACGTGCCTCTATGTTTCAATGCCAGTAACCGAAGACCACTAATTTCTGAACGAACATCTGAAATGTGGCCATCAAAACGGTTATGCTTTTTTATGTTGTTTAAATGAAATTCCAATGTTTTCTCGTTCATGAAATGCTCCTTTTATTTATGATTTTGATTTTTTATCAGCAACATTTAATAAAAAGACATCATTATACATATCTTGACCAACCAATTCCAGAAATTTCAATCGGGATTTTTCAGACTGAATTCCATAGGGACGCATGTGATTTTGAATAATCCCACAAATCCAAATTATATCATTCGTGGAAACATTCTTGACATCCAAATAAAACATGGCTTCATACGCTGAAACTGATTCATGAGAATAAAAATGCGCTATATCGGATGGATTTCCTTTGGAGTCTTCAAAAGTTTTAGTGTATAGTTTTCCAATATCATGAAGTATGGCGGCACGTTCCATTCTTTCGTTTTCATAATCCAAAACTTCTCTGTAAACACTGCGTGTATGCTCACCCAGCGTTTTAGAGTGATGGGGATTATCTTGATTGAACGCGTCCATTTTTTTCCACAAATCGTTCCAATTATAATTATCGGGATTATAATTATAAACAATATTGATTTCATCCCAGCCTTCATTATATTGTGGCATCTGAAATTGTTTACGATAACGAGAAATAACATGAAGAGGAACTACCCGTTCACGCATCTCGTTTTGCCTTAGACATTTTTGAAACTCTGTTGCCACAACAATCGCTATTTTTTTCACATATAATTTATTTATTTTTTGAAGCAATGCAACACGATATTTTGCTGAAATATTTGTAGAATCTAATATAACGCTTTTACCATTTGCCAACCACGATAAAATATCGGAATGAATTTTGTCAAAGATTTTTGAATTATCTCCTTGCTTGGATTCGTCACCATATTCTTTTTGACGATGGGTGTCCGAAGATAGGATAATGGCGGGAGTGCCTTCCGCAATTTGTTTTGCCAAAGTGGATTTACCGCTTCCTTGCAAACCGATCATCATTATAAATTTTACCATTGTTTATTCTCCAATCATTTTTAATATACGATCATTTGATTGATTAAAAATCCAGGTTGTAAAACTATCTACTTTCAAATCAGCCATTGAATACATTGCGCTCGGAAATGATGTGGAGTTCGCCCATATAGCTAAATCTCTTCTATTATTATAAGATGGAATAGTAGACCAATCCTTCTCCATAACTTCAATCACATTATTTATTTTACGCTCAATATCACTAAACATGCCGCGATACTCAGGATAATAAGCCAGAAATTCATCTTTCTCGTTTGTACGAATCATATCCAAAATTCTTGATTTAGTAACAACACCATTATTTCTAAGATGATGAGCAACAACATACGCCCTGGATTTAATCTTAACCCTATTATAATTAGCATCCACTACGACATACCCTTCTTCATTGAAAGACATTTAACTTGTCGCTTCTAAACATTCATCTAAACTTGATAATGCGTATTGTTCTGGCTTCTCGATGCCAATTTCAACATCTAATTCTTCAAGGGTATGATTATCTCTCGTTCCAATATGATACAACTTTGTCTCTGGATATGCAATTACAACCTTATTATAAATAGATACTAATTTAAAAATATAAGTGTATCCATTATTTAAAACAGTGTAAAGATGTGATGGAAACACGCTGGTAAATAATTCACCAAAATTATGAAAATTCGAATCCGTCACTGGAAGCTCACAATTAAACGCATCAATTACGCCATTGGTGCTAATTCTCCAAGTTCCATTATAAAACCATAACTTCATAATTGAACCATCAATTTTTTGTTGAACCTTTGCACTTTTCCAATCAATAGAGTCGGCATTTTTTTCTTGAACATTAAAGAATTTGAAAAAGGGAACGCACACAAGCACAAAATGCTTATCAAAAATAATTCCACGACATTCACGCACAAGGGGGATTGAAAAATCGCTGAAAAGTTGATTGTAAGAAAACAAATAGAAATCACCATCTTTTTTTATATCAATATAATATGGGGCATTGGAAAGTTTTTCTTTCCAGTCCAAATTTTCTTGAATGAATTTCTGTAATTTCAACATGTTGTTTTCTCCTGCTTGAAAAATTGTTTCTTGAAAATTGTGGCATAAGAATACTTATATATCAAATAATTTTGTTCACATCTTGTCTCAACTCATATTTATCATCTGTTTGATTATATTGAATCAATTTTTCCTTATTCAATTTCGTCAAAGACTTTGCAACCGCTTTTTCGGTTATACCAAATTTTTTTGACAATTCTTTTTTAGATTGTCCTCCATCTCGAAGATGGAGCAGGATGGCTAAGTAAGTATGAAAAGCCATTATTTCCCAATCCCTCTTTTATAGTCCTCTTCAAGTTTAAATGATATTTCCTTAATACGAAGGGCAACGAGATTTAATTGTTGAACAATGTATAAATTATCTTTTTCGGAATTCTTTTTTGCCCATTCCTCAAAAAATTTTATAATTACTTTCAGTGATTTATTGCTCAATTCATTCTCTCTTATTTTCATTTCACGAATCCTTTCATCTAGTCATAAAACACTTATTTCATAGTCTAATAATTCTTATAAAGACTTTCAAAAACATATTCGGAATTGGAACTTCCAACAATTCTTCTAAATGGAGAATTTCCAGAAGCTAAATAAACATGATTATTATATAATTTCTGGGGAACATCATAAGTCATATCACTCGTTGCAGTCCTTCCATTAAAAGAAAGAAGATATTTTCCACTTTGTTTTTCTAACCATCCCCACATTTTTTCATAATCAATTGCACCATAATACATTCCTTTTGTTCCGGTATAGGGTGGATCAAGATATAGAACATCATTTTCTTTTGATTGTATTTTTTCATATGAAATATTTTCAAAGACCACATTGTTTTTATTCAATAATTCACTCCAAATTTTTAATATTTTTTTTAATTTATCAGGAAGAATTCCATTTCTTTTCACATGAAAAGCAGTATTAAAATTTCCATTTTTATTATATCTTGGCATTCCATTTACAGCTGTTCTCATTATAAACATAAAATCGATTGGATTTCTTTCTAAATTAAATCTATCTCTAATAGAAAAATAATATTTTCTTTTTCTTTCTATGTCGTCATCTTTATTCAAATCCATCCACAATTTTTCATATCCACTACTTATTTCTAAAGGAGAGCTTTTTATTTTTTTCCAAAGACTAATCAAATCATTATTCAAATCTGAAATCATAAAATTTTTTACTTTTATATTAGAAACCATTAATTGAAACAAAACTGAACACCCTCCACAAAAGGGTTCATAGTATGTATCAATTTCTTTCGGAAAAAGAGCGATTATCCTTTTCGCCTGACTCCGCTTGCTTCCAGACCATTTAATAGCAGGTTGTATAATCAAGATGATCTCCTTTAAAAAATCAACAAAAAAACTTATTAATCCAATTACAATTCAATTTTATTTATATCGCTCAACCAAACCACTATCACCTAAAAGCGATAGGTTAGACCCTGTGTGTAAACAATGAGTACAAAAAAGGTGGATATAAAATATTTTTCATTTTCAAACATATTTTCAATCCCCCAAAGTATGAAAATATTTTACAAATAATTCCATGCCATTATCAAAAGTTTTTTTCATCAAACGATATTTTTCACGAATTTGCTTGTCTGTTTTACTATCATATAAATCTTCATCAATAATAACCATGTATGCTCGAAAGCCACTGGATATATCCATTATGACTTGTCTAAAATTATTTTTAGCATTTTCCTCTTCTTCTTTTGTAAATTTATAGCGTCCCCTTTTTTCAAGTTCTTTCCACTCCACATCAAAAAATTCCATTGGGATTCCAACGAGAGCATGGGGATTATCCAATTTTTCTTTAAGAGAATCCAAAATTTCTGGAATCATCCTTGCTAAATATGTATCTATTCCCCATGTTGCCGTATAATCCCATCCTTTTTGAACACGCTGAATTGCTTTTTTGACTTCATCATAAACATATTCTATAATCTTATGAGGATGAGATAGGGCGTAGCTTGGGCGATAACCAGCCAAACTTTTTTCTTTGAAAATCTTATTATCGATGAAATTTGCTATAAAATTCATTTATTTTTCCTCCGCCGTCAAATAATCATAGACTTCATTCCGTGCATGAATATATTTTTCACCAATTGCCAAATTACTATGACCGGCAATAAATTTTACCGCATACGGGTCTTTCGTTTTTTCGTAAATACCCGTTAGAGTATAATGACGAAAAGCGTGTCCATGACCAAATCTGGTAATTTGATCTGCTGTAAATCCAGTGGATTTTACAAAACGATTTATGCGAAGATATACAGCCGTGCCACTAATAGCATGTCCACCCCAAGAAAACAGATATTCAGACTTCTCATGACGCATTTGGGACACGTCTGCAATCATATCCAAAATATCTTGAGGAAGTTTAATTGAACGTTCTTTATTACCCTTCCCATGCACAAGCAATCGTCCATCAGAAATATCGGACAATTTAATATTTGCCATTTCGCTTGAACGCAAACCAATTCTTCCCAAAATGTTGATCATCAAAAAAAGTTTCTTGTTCCCCCTTGATTTTTCAAGAATATCTTGCATTTCTGATTCAGTTGGCATTCGTATCATTTTTTTGGCGGTGGACAGATATTCAATCTTATCAAAAATATTTGATTGAATATATTCTTGCTGATACAGCCAGCTAAAAAATGAAGAAATAATACGAGTTATGGTATTCTTGCTTGAATTTGTAATTTTTAAACTATTTCGATATTCACGAAATTGAATGGCCGTAACCGCCTTCAAGTCTTCAATAGAATTGATATTCAATGCCGAAAGAAAAGCATCAATTACACTTCGATATGACCGAAGGGTAAGATGACTTTTATCGTTTTTCGCATTCAAGAATTGCTCGTATTCATTGAACATAGTAGAATCCTTTCTTTATCAATATATTATGATTATACAGTAAAAAAGGATTTTGTCAATAGTAAAATGTCATATTTTTAATGTCACATTTATAATTTTAATAATCTATCTATCAAATTTATTTATCATAATCTCAGCATCTTTTCTACATTATTTTATCTTTTGTTCCGATGTATGTATAAATGAAAAATATTTTCCTTTGGTTTCATATAAATAACCCATGCAAAAAAGCCATTCAAAATCAAATGATTCTGGTATCAGATCAACAACAATGGGTAGCCTTTTTTTAACTATATATTTCACCATAGAATCTTTAGTTTCAATGGGTAGCTCTTTCATTTTATTTTTATCAAGAAGTTTTGTTTTCTTATCAACCATGCTATTTATGATTTTATTAAATTCTCTTTTTTTCATATTTTATCCGCCATGATTTTGATTATAAACAATCATTTTAAATGCTTCATCCGCCATCATTTTTCTATCCGTTGCTATTGCTTGAATCACGGCATCATTTTTCATTAAAAAATCAAGAATATTCATTCTATTCATCCTTTTTTGCGCGTAATCCAAATGAATTGCTATTTTGGTATCCATGACAAAGAGAATAAAAATCATAAACGCCATTTGGGTCTAAAAGTTCAATCCAAGCATTTTCATTAGTGAATAAGGTGGAAGCATCGATAACGGCATCCGTTGGATTTTCCTTGTCCCAAAGATGAAATCCATGTTCATCAACTATCAAAGTCCATCTTCCTGTTTCTGATTTAAATTCATGTCGGCTCATTTTCATTTTCCTTTTTCTGTTTACAAAATCTTTCTTTTGCTAATTTTTATTTGTAAACCCAGCGCGCTATTATTCACCCATTTTCACATCTTTTATTGTGTCAGTTTCAACAAACACTTCGTCCTTCGAGAGCTTTTCTAAAAGCTCTCCAGCTTTTGAATGATGATACACGACATTTTTCCAATTCCACAATCGATAAAGCCAATTAGATTTACAATAATGCTCAACGTAAGTTTGGTGCTCATCAATTTCATCTAATATATTTTCTAGGGCATTCTTTACTTTTTCTTCTTCCATTTTATCTCCTATTTATGAAACAACAAGTTTATCAAAACCACAACCATCCTGATTTTATTCAGAATGGTTGTTTTTTTATTTTTTCTACTTTCCGTCCATGTGATTTACAATTACATTCAAAGCCTTTTTCATTGTGTTGGCACGATTCCCAATAAACACAGACGATGTATCGTCTTTTTTACTTAAACGTTCATGATTTTCTATCTGTGTAAATACATTCCAAAGACCCCACATATCAGGCGTAATTGCAATTCCACGAGAGGAATTGTTGAAAAGCTCATATGCCAAATTTCGGTCACGTTCCGCAATTTCATTTTTCTTGGCAAGAGCTTCAGCATTACGTTCAATAATTTTCTTGGGAGCATCTTTTGCCTCGGAAAATTCATAAACAGATTCAACAATTGATTTTAAAACATTCTCCGAATCAACTGGAATTGATTTCATCCGATTGAACAGATTGGAAATTAATTCAGCTTGCCTATCTGCCTTCTGGTCAATATGGCTCATCCATTCACCCAAATCATTGAGGATATACGGAGAATTATGCTTGCCATTCCAAACTAAGCCCTCGTCAGTCCCATCGCTTTTTTTGTGCTTTGTTTGATTCACAACCATTTGAAACGTATTTGAACACACAGTGCGAATTCCAGAAATGGCAAGCGTAATGGACATTTTTCCATCAAAACCACCAAGAATTGTTCCAAACAATGTAACCTTGTCGTCTTTGCCAACAATTACATCCCCCTTCTTCAATTGCCAAGTTACGAACATGCGTTCACCATGATTTAAAAATCCCATTGTTTCAACTGGCTTCTTCACTTTTTCATCAAATTTCTTTGCAATGTCCTCAGCTTGCACAAGATGATAACTATCCGTACACCAACCAATCGGAATATACTTATCATCTGTTTTGGTGGGGAGGCGATAAATACGAAAATCGCCAGTCTCGTGCATCTCCCCATCGGGAGATTTTGCAAAATCTTTCCATAATTCAAAAATGGGAACTCCATCGTGACCGTCAAACATATTCAATGTTTCCATCGCCGTTTGATCGATTTCATTCCGATACCCCAATGAATGCCATGCCGCACCAGAACGCTTTACGTCGACATAAATATTTTTACCTTGAGCATTTACCGACATTTTATTCTCCTTTTGAATTTTATTTTCTTTTATCTTTCATCATTATAAAACAAATAATTCTTTTTGTCAATAGGCAAAATAAAAACCTGTATTCGCATCATAGATGAAATACAGGTTTCATGAACGATTGTTCTATTTAGTTATACATAAACATCCCAATTTCCAATATGACAAATTGAACATAAATAACGTTCCGCTCTTTTGTTCAACTTTTCATAAAATTCAAATTCCGTTTCACATTCACAATGAAAACAATAATGTTTCATGCCATCTCCAAAATTGATTTCAAACTAAAAACGAATGGTCACATCATAAGAATTTCTACATTGTTGACATTTACGAATTTCAACAATATAGCCATCTTTTTCCAAAAAATTTAACTTTATATCTACGACAATCTCCCAAACAAGATTGAAGTCCCACCAATAATGCTGGCCTTTTTGTTTAAGATGCGATATCTCGTTTTGGATTTTTAGAATTGATGAACTTGTCATTGTCTATTATTTAATATCAACGTTTCGCACGTTTCATCATGCGATCATATAACTGACGACCATAAAGTTTCTTCACCACATTGAGAGCAAAGCCAATGTTCTCATCAAAAACATCTCCCTCATGACAACGAACCTGGGTTTTATCGCCGTCGGCCCAAATAACTGTTGTCACTGGATTTGAAAATATAATTTGTTTAACATGAGGAATAGTGTTGATAGGAATGCGAAGACATGAATTAGTATGGTAGGGAGGCTGGGAATTTGTTTCGCAACCTAAACCTATTAGATTGCTTGTAATATAAATAGATTCATCAAGAATAGATTTGTCAAGCTGAATAGAATTATTTTTTTTAGATGTATTCATTTTTATTTTTACCCATTTCTTTTTTATTTTTATTCATTGTTCTTTTGATTATAATCATATAATATTTGCAAAACTAAATGAAAGTTTTTTTGATTTTGTTGACACCGAAGTGTATTAAAATATTCATTATCACTTCCTAAATAAAACCCGCTAATTGCGGCAACTATACCACTCGATCTTGAAATCCAGGTCTCGCATTAAACAATAAATAAATTCCAACTATCCATAAACATGTTTACAAACCGAACGACGTTATTTGTTTGATATTCTAGTATAATCCAGCAAAAAAATTGACCATTGGCACTAAATAATTTCTTTATCCACATCATGAAACTGGAGTCACAGGATATTATGTTTTATTATATTTTTCATGTTGACAATCCCATTAAACGAATCAATAATTTATATATTATATGATAAATTCGCCTTCGTGTGAAAGATTTTTATCTTCCAGAGTTTTGCGGGATACAACTTGGATTGTGTTCATCTTTTCACCCAATGTTTTTGTATAATATCATGGTTTTTGTACCCGTCAAGATGCAAAATAAATCATCGGATGGTGAATCATAGTCTATTTTATAAAAAATCTAGATATTTATAACTGGATTGCCATTTATAGTAAAAACATGACCCTTTGGCGTATCTATTATACCAATTTTGAATCCTTTTACTGGATAAGCAACAATTAAAAATCCATCTTGTATAAATGGTTTTGGGCTATGCCAATCATTCATTAATTTTATCAGTTTTTCAAATAATATTTTTTGTCTTTCTTCTTTTTTCTTACCACTGGAAAACGAAAGACAAATATTTTCAATTTCTTGTATTTGTTCCAAAGACAATGCAAACCACTCTCCTCTAATATTTTCTTTTTTATATCTAGAATGAAGAAAAAATTCTATTTCTTTTGCGTCGTTATGTTCAAAAACAAATATTATTTCTAATTCGTAAGGATTTCCAACCATCAATGTTTTTATTCTTTTTTCTATATTATTGGAAAACCCTATTTTATAGAATTCATTACATTTCATCACATAAACATATGGCATTACTTATTATCTCCAGTAGTTTTTTCTAATGTTTTTTCCACCAGTAGATTTATTGGAATGCCATCCACCAACAGATTTCCATCTTTAAAACTAAAATCATGCTCATTATCTGTCAAACACCAGTAGATTTTTCCATCTTTATTTGTCATCCAACTTTCGGGAAAACTCATTTTGATTGCTTTGAAATCTCCAATTATTATCTGAACCGCCAGTAGTTTTGCCAGCAAGAGTGAATCCGAGACTTTTTCTTCTAAAATCAAGGATTCTTCCTTCGTGTGGGCATCTTTCAATACTTGTAATTTTTTTAATTCTTGTTCCATTGATTTTATTGGGGCTAACCCTTTTTCTTTGTCCATTTTTCCAGAAGGTATATATCCAGTAGATTTTTCCTGTCTTGAACCATTTTTCATTTTTCTTATCCCATGCTTTCCCATAATAAAATTCCACTGAAGAATCGGGAGGCATTGCGAAAGTATTTATTTCTCCAGTGGATTTTAATGCCTCGTCAGCATCATTTATTCCAGCCAGTAGTTTATCCGGTAGGACTACTTCTACTGGCTTTATTTCTACCGCCAGTCTCTCATCCTCTTTCCCAGAGACTAGCGATTCTGAAAATTTCCTCCACCGCCATTCTGTTTTTGATTTTTTTCAAAATCTCTTAATCCAGCAGGTCTAGGACGAGGATTTTGCGGCTGTACCTGTGACTGCGATTGATTTTCCTGTGGAAAATTGCCTTCATCCTCACGATGAGATTCTTGACGTGATTGCAAAATAATTTTTTGCTCTGGTTTTTCCGATTCGGTATCATTGGCGGGGAATTGCCGAGATTGCCTAGACCGAATTGATTGAAGTTCTTGGCGAGAATTATTTTGAATAGATTGTTTCTGATTATTATTTCCACCTTGATTTTGACCGCTAGATTTAACAGGCGCTTTCTTAAATTCGGCGCGAACCTTGTTTCTCGCCTCTTCCAAAATGGGATTAAGCAATTCGGATGGAAGATGAGAATATTGTGTTTTCAAATCATTTACAGAATTTAATTCTGCTTCAATGCTTTGAAGTTCCGCCTCAGAACTCTTAATTGCCAAATTAATACTATTCTGCTTTTGAATAACCTTGCCAAGTTCTTGATTATGTTCTCTTTTCATCTTACGAATATCATCTGCGCTATGCCATAATTGATACCCAATAAGATGAGCAGCAAACATTATACCAATAATGATAATTGCTACAACATCCCAGCCATCAATACTCGTAGTGGTTGGCAATAAACTTGTGGTCAAATTAATATTTCCATTAGAAGAAAGTCTTATTAAATTTACAATAAGCAATAAAATCGCTCCACCAGTTGTGAGACCTGTCATTATATGAGAAATACTTTGTTGACGAACACTGTTCAGTGGACGCTCAGAAACAATATGCCATCCTGCCAAAAATACACCGAATAAAACACCAATAAATAAAGCTACTATTAAACCAAAATCTTGAACCGATGAAATGATATTCGCAGTAGTTTCAGTCCCAACCAATAATAAAAACATGATAAAAGCAGGCCATGCATGGACATCAATTGCCTTTAAACCATTTTTAAGAGCTTCCCAAATACTTGTCTCATTTGCATTTTTTTGATTTTGATTTGAAGTCAAATTGTTATTCATCATTTATCCTTTTGTTTATTTTATAGTTGTGCAATATTGTAATCTAATCCACCCACTGCCAGACCACAATCCCCATTGTTCACCCGCAGAATTTTTAACGACACTTTCAATATGTATCTTTTGATTTTTTATCGCCCAAACCTTTATCGTTGAACAAGAACTATTAGCACAAGAACGTGTATTAAGAGCATCAACATTTACATAACAATCAAAAGAATTATTTGTACTCGTAACAATAATTGGAGTAATTGGAATGGTGGGTGAAATTGTTGGGGTTAAAGTTGCCAATAAATTGTTTCCATTCAATGTTATGTCGCATCCAAAAACAAATATGGCAAAAAAAATAAAAATGATTACAATAAAAATATTTTTTCTATTCATTTTCATCCTTCATAATTATCATTCCTCGCGTCATCAATTTCCGTTGAAGCAGTTTTCATACTTTCAATTTCATTAGACATATCTTTATTAATAATCCAAACCATTGATTTACCAACATATTTACTTGGCTCAACTTCTATCTTTCCATAAAAATATTTTTTTTCAACATCAAAAGGCGAAACATATATTAGGGTTGGAAAATAATTATATTTATCAATGAAATATTTTATGGCATCATCAATTTTCTCCTCGAAAGTTTTTTGTTTATCTGTATTAAGAGCATAAAGCATTCCAGTCGTCATTGGTCATTATCTCCATCACTCTATTTTTTTATATCCTGCATCATGGATATATTTTGTATAATCTCTTTTATATGCCTTTCTTTTTATCACATCATCGGAAGGAAAGTCGTAAAAATGTTTTAATAAATGCTTCAAGTGAACATTCTTCCCGCCCATCCTATTTCCAAAATTCATCTCGCCCGATATGAAATCAGCCGTAGTATGCAATGAATCGGCTAAAACCAAACCCAAATACATTGCCGAGAATTCAACATACAATGGATCAATAAAATAATGCCTAAAAACAACTATAAAAGGAAATCCAAAATACATCAACCGAATGAATGTTGAAACAAAATAACTATGACTGAGAAATCCACGATGCCCACCAAAACGCTGTATTGCTCTTGCATAAAATGTAGACATTACCAATAAGGGAATAAGGATGACTGATTTTATCCAAAATGCCTCATCATCATTGATTCCTATTAAGTCTAAATCATTTGTAATGCCTAAAAAATGTAATCCATATCCCACCAGGAAAAATAAACCAAAATACCACCATCCTTCAATTGCAAAAAGCAACGCGATAATCACTGCAAATGGAATGAACGATTTCCAAATTTTTCTATGAGTTTTGCCATCAGGCAGAGTAATCACCACCTTTAAAATATGATAAATTCCACAAAAAACTCTGAATATTCAAGATAAAAACAATTTTTTACATAGGAAAAGATTATATACTATTTTATCTATTTTGTCAAGGGCGCAATTTGATTTTACTGATTTTGTCTCTGGCATCAACCATCTTCAATCTCGTAAATTCCAAAAGATAGAAATCACTCTTTCCCATCACTTGTTTACTGCACGCTTTTGTTAGAATGAGTAAGGGACTTAAGCCTTAAAACCGCCGATTGATTAGAATCACAGCCAATGCAAGACCTGCCTAACTCATGTGCTACTTTCAGAAATGAGCCACTGTCACAAAAGAAGTCTGCAACAATATCATTTTCATTCGATGAAGCCAGTACAATCCTTTTCATAATCTCACTTGGTTTCTGTGTGGCGTATCCGTTACGCTCTTTTGACATTGTATTGAAGGTCATTTCCCAAACATCGGACGGGATGCGTCCTGCTGGAATTGGACTTCCTTTTTGAGAACCATGCAGATATCTCCATTCTGTCATTTTACTCTTGTAGGGAATAAATACAGGATTGAAGGTGTATTTTTCTGACTTTGAATAAAACAAAATTGTATCGTGCTTTCTGGCAAAGCGTGTTTTTCCACGCCCGCCCATATCGTGATGCCAGATTATTTCATTCACAAAGTTATCATAACCAAAAATTTTATCCATTTCAACTTTCACATAGTGAACGGCGTGCCAATCAAGGTGTACATAAATACTACCTGTTGGCTTTAGAAGCCTGTGCATTTCCTTCAACCGCTCAATCATAAAATCAAGGTAGTGTTGCATTGATTTCCAGCGGTCATCAAAATTTCCATAATCACGCTGTGAGAAGTAAGGCGGGTCAATGTATATTAGGTCAATTGTTTCGCTCGGCAATTCTCGCATGATTACGAGATTATCGCCTTCGTAGATTATAAAGGTACTCATTTTTCAGAAGTCCCAACGGTTTACCCCACCTGTTTTGTTGGACATCGCTCTAATTGCACCAAACGCTCGTTTGTTAAAGCCACATGTTCAGCGGATATATCAATGCCGATATAATGACGGTTGAGAAGTTTGGCCATTTTCGGGGTAGTGCCCGACCCGCAAAAACAATCAAGGACGGTATCGCCTTCGTTTGACCAAGATAAAATATGATCTTGCGCTAATGCTTCGGGAAATGTGGCGGGATGTTGAAACGCTATTTTATCTGTTGAGCCTACCATCCAACCACCGCGAATATCCCAAACATTAGTACGCTTTGAGTGAGTGTTGCCATTTGCCATAAACTCTTTTGTCTTCCCGTTTTTCTTTCTCATGGATGATTTACCAGTTTTTATATATTTATTTTCACGGTCTTTCAAAAGATTTATTGACTTCGGCTTTCCTTTGCTAAAAACGAACATATATTCAAAAGCCTGTGTATAGCAATAATTAGAACCCTTCGTTCCGCCTTGTGCGCCCTTATTGTAAATCATAGTATCGTGGAGATTGAAGCCACATTGCATAAAATAGAGTGCTTGACGGAAAGAAGTGCCGCTCTCCGTTCCCTTTTTTGTTTCATCAGTTACAACCCACACCACCACACCGCCCGCCTTTGTGACCCGATACAACTCGCTGGTAATGGTTTTAAAATCGAAAACAAAGCCTTTATAGTCTCTCATGCTATCATAGGGTGGAGACGTGATAGTAAGGTCTATGCAATCGGGTGGAAAGGATTGTAAAACTACTGCGCTATCACCTGAGATTATTTTATCAAGTTCCATAATGTTATTCAAAATTACTTCAATCTTCAAACTCGTTGCCCTTGTCGCTTGCACGCTTTGTTGGACAACTGAGTGCGAAAGCAAAGAACCCAAGAGCAATAACCGAAACAATTGAAAAATAAAGCCAATCACCAGCAGACCACATAAACATATTTTCTGTCAATTTTGCAGCGATGTTTCGAGACACATTGTAAAAAGATGAGCCGATTGCCAATATGAAAGCCTTACCGTATTCCATTTACGATTCCTTTCTGTTGGGCATTCCGCCCAACGGCTCTCATGTCAGTTGCAAGAACCACTAACCTTTTTGATTTTCACGGCTCGAATGCCGACTCTTATCTACCGCGCGCGGCGTTAGACCCACACAACACAAAAGGGCGTGAGCCATGCCGCACGACTCGCACGGGCGATTAGGATTGTTGGCGGATGTATCATCGCCATAACAACCACACGCGGGAAGCATACAATCGGCGTAGGGCGTAACAAGCCAGGTTTTATGACAGATAGGGCATGTGCTTTGACCAGCATTTAATGACATTGCGAAACTCCTTATCTTGCAAGATGGGGGGATAACGATTTGCTTCAGTGGCGTGCAACGGATAGCGCTTGTCCAAAAATTACCTACGCTCGTCCATATCGGGTGAACGCATTGTTAGCCCGCGCTATTGCTTCCATGAGATTTCCGGCAGAAACGGAAATGCCGTCTCCATTCAGCGCGTAATCTGTACCAATATAGTTTTTTGATTCATCATAATTATCATAATCATCAACTTTCACACCGTATTTATTAAACAATTCGCCTAGCTCAACCAAAAACTTAATTTGCTTCTCACTCATGTTTGCAATACTCCTTTGCTATAAGATATTTGTACGTTGAAATCATTTTGTTTTGCATAGTAGCTCCTAACTATATTTTGAGCGGTGAAATCACAGCTTAAACACCCAATTAATCTTGCTCATCACTCAGCAACCGCGCAATGTTCTGTAACATTGACGTTTTACTGGTTGATTTTTGCAACATCAAAACCGCAAATAGCACAACGTAAGGCACGCATAATTCTATCTATTCGCGCTTCCCATGTCTAATAGCAATTATTACAAAAAACTTTTGGCATATTTACCGTTCTTATTCCAAATATTTTTTCTCTGCATCAATCTTACTTGCAATCTATTATAAACTCTAAACCTTTAAAAGTCAATATGACAAATATCACTCATTTTCAATATAAATATCATTAATCATTTTTTTAATCATTTTTTCCCGTTTATTAAAGTTACACAATGCCGCTGGAAATTTTTCGCATCATGTTTCCAGCCAATCCATCGGTATCCAAAACGCAACAACCTTGCTTGTTCCAGCCGCAGGATAATCAAGCGGAGACCAAATCGGGCTGTAAATCGTCCAACCGTTCGGAGTGGGATTGTATGTATTGTTTGGGTTGTGCACAGCCGAGCATTGCTGTATCAGATGCGGTGCGGTGTCGTGCGAATACTTACCCCAATCCGCCTTTCTGTAACACACCAAGCGGCCAAGCAACATGTCCGTTTTGCCAGACGAGTTCGGTAATTTGATGCTTGCCGTTTTTTGCGCGTCAATCATAACTTTCTCTCCGCCAAATAAAAGTTGTCCCCACTTCATTGTTTCCGCGGATTGCCAATCTGGAGCATCGCCAAAATACGGTCTGCCAGATGGTGCATAAAGCCAGTTCATCTTTTGGCTGACCGTCCCGTCCGATTGTGGGAACTGCAAAGACGCAAGATGATTGATGGCGGACTTGTCAAGTTTAAGGAAATAACTTACGGAATCTGTCAACTGAATATCGCCGTTATCAAACTCATAACATAATCTGATAACCTGAAAGTTACTATCAATGGACGGCCAACCCGCAAGGTCATAAAACCCATTAGATGTTTGTAACAGATGCGGGTCTCCCCATTTACGGACGGTATAAACTGTTTCCGTTGCCGTTGGTGTTGGTGGAGTCGGTGGGGGGAGTGTTGTTACTGGCGCAGGTGTGAACGCATCCAACCGCGCAGTTGCGTTTGCGTCTGCGCTGGAAACGATGATTGTCGCGTCACTTGCTGGCGTGCTGAATGTGAACACGAATTTCTTATTAGTTTGAATCGGTGTTGGGGGTGGGGGTGTTGAGCCACCTTGCAGTTTCGTCGCAAGTTCGTCCGACATCCAGTTAAGGTCATTGGCCAGATACCCATTAGACCGTCCATTTTGGCTATACTGCCAAAGTGCGACATCTTCGACTGTCCATCCCGATGGAATAACAGAAGCAGGTGGGGCTGTAAAATTGGTTGGGTCTGTTGGATACCACGCCAACCACAACGGATAATTTTTCGTCCATGATGGCGGTTGCAACGCGAAGAATTTACTCGCGACGCGTGTCTTTACAAATTCCCAATAATGAACGGATGTGTAAATGAACGGAGTCTTGCCCGCGCCAGCAGCAATTCGGTCAAGCATCTCTTTGATGCTGCTTTGCCATGCAACATTGCCATATCTGCCGCCATAATCTGCAAGCAAATCAATCTCGATATCTAGCGCACAGATATCCGCGCCACCACATTTATTCCACACACTCAAAAAAAGTGCCGCTTGTTCTGCTGCGCCTTCTGGAGCAGCAAAATGATACAAGCCAGTCTTTTTTCCTGCCGCGCGAGCTTGTTTGATAAAATTAACAGCTTGCGGGTCTTCCGCTCTTTCGTGATCCGCCGATTGACCGGACGCTTTGAAGATTGCCAAAATCACGTTGGGGTCATTGAGATTGATTGGTGCTTCGCCGGAATAGTAATCAACCGCTCTATAAAGTGGAGTCATTTTATTTCCTTTCTAAATTTAAATTATATGAAATATGATGAATTTTTTGAAAAATCCCCTTTATTCAAGGCAAAAAAACCCATGTTTTCACATGGGAAAAGATTATACACGATTTTGCCTATTTTGTCAATATCCAATGGCATAGTTATAATTTCATTTTATGAAAAGCTCCCATTGCTATTCATGAAAATCTCCTTTTATCAACTCATTGATTTTAATTTCACGAATTTTATTCTTGATATCTGACATTTTTAATTTTTCAGCTTCTAAAAAAACAGAAATCGCTTCTGATTCATCTTTACCAACATAAAGAGGATAAGTTAACTCAATTTCAGTATCGCCATTTCCAAACACCGAATATTCAATATCATTATTCTCACCAGACACAAACATTCTACAGGCATTGCCAGCAATATGATAATTTTCAAGTAAAAGCAGTTCCTCTATATTTTTTGGATTCTCGATCTTGTCAATTTGTACCTGCAAATTTTCTATTGTCATATTTTCTCCTTTATATTGATTGAGTTTGCACATGCTCGGTCTTGTTTGTAACCTATCTTCCCAGAAAGTCTCAACAAGCTCCCCATCAAAACTAGGGGAGCTTGCTAATGCTAGATAAATTTATTACAATTTTCTAAATTCTCTACGGAAAAAAATAAACAAAACCACACATGCAATAGCGGCAGCAATTTTTGCATAAATGTTATCAAAAGATAATATAGCAAACATGCTCCACCAGCCAACATTCCACATAAGAAAACCTCTCATTTGAACCTTCCTTTCAGCAGCGTGCTTGGACAGCAAGCCATGCATAGAATTGTTGAATTAGTGCAAACTCTTTCGGGGATAGTGTATTGCATTCCAAAGAATACCTAACAGATAAATTTTCTTTGCCAAAAAGTTCTTCGCACTTCACACACCTATTCACCGGCATACTTGCTTTTGCGCGAAGGTCTGCGAGTTGTTCAAATGCTTCTTCTATTGCATATGGATGGGTTTCAATTATTCCCCATTTTCCATCGCGCGCCCATTCCAGGACTTCATCAATTTGCATATTACTTCCTTTCTGGAACATCAAACGGTTTGCGTTGACCTTCGTTGATTTCCTGTGAGGCAGATTACAGGTGGGACAAACTGCTGGATTGTTAACATCAAATCCAGGAAATCTACAAGCACATAACATGGTTTGTTGTTCATCTTGTTGAATAACTTCTTTGAGAGTGGCGATTTCACTTTCTGCCTGATGCAACTTTGCAAGCGTTACGTTTAGCGCACCCCGACAATTGCCATGCAAAACTATTAGCTTATTCAATTCAGTTGTTGTGTTCATAAAACTCCTTTTGTAAGTTCTATCCAACAAGTTGCTTTGCTGGCTGGTGGGCGATGAAAGTATCCGCTTTAGGAGCAATAAAGTCTTCGAGTGTAGATTGACTCGATGGGGGAGGAAGAATTCTAGCCCGCCACACGTCAATCTGCACGCTTTGTTAGCCACCTATGTGATTGGTAGCCTCGCCATTCGGATTGCGTGAGACATAGGCAATCCACTCCGCACCATCATACTGAGCAGGAAAATAAACAAACTTCTCTGACCACGCTGTAAATGGTTTGCCATTCGTACTGCCATAGCCATTATCAAACTTCACATCAAGTTCTTCTTGTGACAGTGTGATTTTTGTGTTCTCAAATGTATCACCAGTCTCAACGAACACTTTTTCAAACATTTTGCGCCAAGTTACTTCTGACATGATTTACTCCTTTTGAAAGATAGGTGGTCTAATGGTTTGCGTTAGTGACTTGCGCCGCCAACTACTTTACTTTTAAGCACGACGAGTGCAAGTACGCTGCGCGCTTCATTGTTTTATATACCTACCAGCCTCAGCCTTTTGACATAAATCAATTAGATATTTATGTGCATCATCAAGACTTTTACTACTGGCAATCCACAAAGATTCTGCAATATCATCAACCCTCTGGGACAGATTTTCATTTTTGCATTCAACAGCCATTGTGCGCTTGATGCAATCTGATATACAGGTTATTGTTGATGGCATGGTTTATCATTTCCTTTCACAAAGCAAACTAATGGTTTGCGTCACTTGCTTTTCTTTTCAAATAAATCAACATATTCCTGAGTAGCAAGCCCATAAATATAAGCAAACCAATCGAGGGCGAGAATAGTACCAACCACGCCCCAAACCCACCCCCCCGCATGGAATTTATCGAGCAACAAATAACAGATAAGCGAGAACTGCAAAGGCATACGAACGGGCAAATTCTTTTCTGCAATAACTTTTGTTTTCATATTTTCTCCTTTCCTTTCAAGAAGTAAATTAAAGGTTTATGTTGGGCGCGTGGAACGAACGGCTCGAATTTCAAATAACGTTGGTCACACCACACGTCAACTGCACGCTGTGTTAACCCGCACGCCAATAGGCGAAATGTGGAGACCATGTTTGAACCTGCCAGCAATGACGCTTGCCATTGAAGATTATGAACGCCGCAGGATGTGCCAGGTTCGCGCCGAACCAAAGATTAAAGATACCTACCCTAAAAGACCACT